ATCGGAAATTCATCCCATCCATCGCCAACAATACCGCTCAAAAGGATCTCGTTGGTTTCTGCTTTGACTTCGATCATTATTTCGCGCCTTTCAGTTCAAATAGCCTGTTTTCCCACGTTTTAACCTCGGTTTCGACGGCTTTCTGTAGCGATTCGCCACCGTATTGAGCCGCCAAAGTCGCTAGAATCTGCGTCGATTTCTCGCAATGGAGCCTTGCTAGGTCACGGTCGAGCCCGATAGCTTCGATCTTGTCGGCTAGTTTGTTTTCCCATTGCGGGTACTTTTTGCCAATCCAAGCGACGAATTGAGCTTTTTTGGATGCGTTGATAGCGTTATTGCCTTCGGTTCGGATGAGCCCACGTAGCATTTGCTCGACGGCTCGATCGTTTCGGGCTTGCTCCTGAGCATCCTCCTGCGAGTCCTCTTGATCGTCCTCTGGCGTGTCCTCTGCTTCGTCTGGCGATTGCTCCCCGGTCGCTGTGCTGATCGCCGGGTTAATGAACTCATCGCCGCCGACGTAGGGATTCAAGTCGAGCTTAGCCCTGCATTCATTCGGGTTCATGATCCTTGATGCGATAGCCTTCGAGAATGATTCCATCGTCGTTGCTAGGTCAGTTCGATAGAGTGCTGCCGGGTTGCATTTGAAATAGACTTCCCTCGAACTCTTTTCGCGTCGCGTTCGGAGCTTCATGTCGCATTGCTCCTCGAACTTAACTAGCCAATGGTCAAGACACTGAAGGTAAGCCAGTTGGCTTTGTTCCCTGGTGCTGTAGCTACTCGATTCGCCATCCCCTGGCATCGCCTCAAGGCCAAAGAGCATACCAACTTCCTGCCGGGTAAGCTTTTGCAAGGCTGCGAATTGGGCGTCGTTGTTGTTCATCGAGACTGCGTTGGCCTTGATGCCTTCGCGCAAAAGGCCAGCCTTGGCCGCGTTGTCGCTGCCCGCTTCGGTCTTGTTAAACTCGTCAATGAACTCCTTGGCATCCTCAGGCTTTCGTAACGCACCCGATGGGGCCTCCAAGAATAGCTTGCCCCGAAAGCCCCGCCTGAGTTGGTTTAGCTTGAAGTTCACTTCTTCGCTGCCGGTCGCGAAGGTCTTGTTTGCAACATCGAGTAGCCCGATACCCTCGACGCCATCGAAGGAAAAGCCTGGAACGTGCAAAACGTCCTCGTCGTGAAAAACTAGGTAGCCGTTGGCGTCCGCATCGTAGGCGTCGAAAAGGTTCTTTTTGCTCTGATTGTCCGGCTTTGTGATATGGTACTTTTCGCCCTCGTGAATGATTGTCCAAGTCGCGTCTGGCATCATAGGAATCAGCTCGGTAATCGTTCGAGCGTTGCGGATAATCGCCGCCCTGCCATTGCCCTTGAGCAGAGCATGGGACAAGAATTGCTCTTTGAAAGTCGATGGGGCTTGGATCTTGTTGGGTTGCTCCCTGAGTAGTTGGTAACCAACATGCAAAGTATCGTTAATCGAGCCCTGTCCAACTACCCGCTTAACGTCAACGGGGATACGCCCGAAGTCCCCGGTTAGCTTGTTGTGCGCGTACCAAGCCGGAGGGACCCCTAGGGCCTCATTCACGCCGACCCTACGCCCGCTCAAATACGAGTCTTCGTCTAGCCCCATCCATCGAGCAAATACGCTAAATAAACTCATCCGAGCCCCCTTTAAGTCACGTAAAGTTTACCCGAAGAACGCTCAGGCTGCAAACTAGCAATCCTGTAAGCCATAACCGCCGCCACGATTGGATCAATCTTGTCTTTCGACTTGGCCTTATCGAACATCCACCGATCTTGGCGATCCTTGCATATCATTGCATTATTCGCACACCATCGCAGCAATTTGGACTCTAGGAACACAAGCCGCCCGTCTTTCATTAACTGGATGAAGTCGCGAATAGCCTCGTTGAAGTTGGCTTGATTTTGAGCCATTCGAGCCGCCGTCGCTCCAGCCTTGCCTATCTTTTCGCCTAGTTGCTGCCCGTTGTACGGGTCATAGGCTACTTGCTCGATGCCGTATAGTTCGATCTCTTCAATCAGCGATTCGGTTAAATCCTCGATCGGATAGGTACACTTGAAAAGCTCTTCCGTGTGGACAAACTCAGAGAAAGGCATCGCGGTTAAATCCCGCTTTGAGTCTGCCGCGATAAATGCCCGCGTCTTGATTTCGTATCGAAAAACCGTCTTGCCTTTGTCGTCGGTATCGATCGGGAATCGAGCACAAAGAGCATACGCCGCTAAGTCGTCGCGTGCTCCAAGGTCGACACCTGAGCCGAAAGCGTCGGCCCCGTTCCAATCGCTATGAGCCCCGACGCAAGCATCGAAGTCGTTTAGGTCGAAGGCTTTTTCAGTCGATGATACTAGGGTATTGCCATGAAACCGTTTGAATCGGTTGATGCCGATCGCGGTTGCCTTGGATTCGTTCCATCGCTCCCTAAGGTAATCAGCCTTTACCGAAACGCCGAGATTAGGATTGCTCTTTTTCCAGTTCGCCTCATCGCCCGGGTCGTCTTTGTCGTCTAGCTCGTAGATTAGAGCGAAGAGCGTATTGTCGCTGTGGATACCCGAGACGACATTCACGGCGTAGTTGTATTCCTCTAGCCACAAGTGCGAATCGTCTGCCCCTGCCGTTGTAATAATCAAGTGCAATGGCTGCGAGCGACTAGCCGAGCCTGTTACCATCGTATCGTAGAATTTGCGATGGTACGCTCCCCATGCGTGAAGCTCATCCATTACCACAACATGCGGATTCAATCCGTCGAAAGGCTTTTCGCTTGAGACTTTGCGGATAAAACTTTGATTGTGCTTGAAGGTAATCGTTTCGTTTTTTATGTCCGTGTACTTCAAGAGGGGTTGCGATTGGCTGACCATCCGCTCGCACTCGGAGTAAACAACGTCGGCCTGCTCTTTTTTAGTTGCCGTCAGAAGGATCTGCCCTACCGCTTCGGGCTTGCGTGTCTTTGGGTCGATATCGGCCATCCCAAGGAAGTGACACAAACCTGCGATAAGCGTACTTTTGCCGTTCTTCCGGCCCATCGACCAATAAACTTTACGGAATCGCCTTGAGCCGTCCTCGTCGCGTTTCCACCCGAAGATGTTCCATAGCCCGAATAGCTGCCAATCTTCAAGGATAAGGGGCTTGCCCGCGAATTCGCCAACGGAATGACGGAGGACAAGAGGGAAGAACTCGCAAACGCTAGCCGCCTTGGCCGCATCGAAATAATACGGAAAGTCCGGCGTAGATTGCCGCTGCATATCGAGCCGGAAACGTAGTACCGCATCCTTAACGCGATTGCACGAAGGTATCGAGCCATCCTCGATAGCTTGGCAATAATCCTCAACCCGTAGCGAAATCCCGCTTGCTATCAACCTGGAGCCCTCTTTAGCCACTCGGCAAATTCGTCCTCTTCTGGTGGAAGTGTCGCAACCATTCGAGCCCTAGCCGATGGAGTCAATCCAAGCTCAGGCAAGAGCCGATTCATTTCCTCCCGATATTTATGCAACTCGACCGAAAACGGATTTCGCTTAGCGTCGATCCCGTCATCGGTTTTTTGGACTAAGACAATCCCGGTCTTCAAAACCGCCTTTCGTGCCAGCATCCAACCGCCATAGGCTGTGCAGTAGGCGATCATAATCTCCCGAAGGTCGCTTGAGCAAATGCCGTTTCGCTTCATGTCCTCAAGTAGCTGACCCCATTTGAATTTTTCATCATCGCTGAAATAGTCCGGCATTTCAGGTTCTTCCCCGTCAGCCTTTGGAGCCGCTTTGTTCTCTCGCTGCGGGTTCTTGATGTAGCTGCCGCTTAGCTTGAGAATTTCTGGAGCCGTTTTTTTGCGTCCCTTGGTCATTGGCTGGCCTCCCTCTTGAATTCCTGCCGGATGATCTTAGGCACTGCCTTGTGCCAGTTGATCTTATGGTGGATTCGATAATGCGGGCTTCTGTGGTCTCCTAGCGTTCCAATTTGCACGCAAGACGGGGCGTGCATCACCGAGTAAAACGACTTGACATATGTGCCGCTGTCGATGTAAAGGTCGGACATTCCTCCCGCGTTTGTTTGCGTTTGTTTCTGGACGATCTTAGCTTGCATGACGGTACCAAACAGCTTGCCTCGTCTGCCATCTGTGACGTACGTGGTAACGTCTTCGTTCATCCTGCCCAGCATAACCCAAGGCCTGTCAACTGCGCAAAAAAACGTGTTCATTGCCTTTCTTCTGAGATTTCTTTGTTGACTTTTGCAACCTCCTAAAAAATCCCCGCCTTGAGCCATCGCTATTGTGGTTGCATTGCTTCGAATAAAAAACTCTAGTATCGCCTGGAATGTCTCATCTAGATTCTTATCGGCAAGATAGACGCCTCGACCGTCAGAAGTGTACCGAAGCTCAAAGTTCGTGTAATCATCATCTAGCTGGATGAAATACTTGCAACCTAGCTTTGGGGCCAAGTCAAACATAGCCGCCCTGGCGTAGATCGTGCTTGTTCGCTTGCCCGTGTTGTCTCCTTCATCTAGCTTCGCTGCGTACTCGCTTTTGCAGAACTGTAGAACCTTATCGCCAAAGATTGCCCTGTATTGATCTGCGGTTTTATCCTCATCATCGATAACG